CATCGGTTTTTCTCCTATCTTCATTTGCCCGGCGAACGTCAACCTCTTTCTTTTTTATTAACGCTGCCTCCTCTTTAGTATAAACCGGCTCCGCGCCGTTGGCCGTTGCTTTCAGCCACACCTCGGCCGTGTAGGCATTGAACTTGCATTCCTTGCACCGGCGCTGACGGCGCAGCCCGCCGGCCATGTTGATTACATTGACAACATACGTCCGTTCACCGCACTGCATACATTTCATGGTCGTACCGCCTTGGCCATGATCTCGATCCGCTCCCGCGCGTCGCGTAGGGCGCAATAGCGTTGGTGCAGGCGCTGCAAAATGGAGCTGCGGCGCTCATGTATGGATTCGTGCGTCAGTAGCGCGAAAACCTCTTCCTCCGTCATGGACGGCAGGCGGTCGTTAAGGGCGCGCCAACTTAAATGTTTCGTTTGCAATTCTGGCCTCTGTTCGTTGTAGTCTCTGATTTGCTCGGTATAAAGCCCGAGCCGCTTGGTTGTATTCCTTGCTGCGCTGGCGGTATTCTGCCCGCGCTGCCTTGTGTTGCGCTTTCCAGTAATCCAGGCGCTTCATCGGTCACCTCCCATCTTAAGTTGTGCCCCTGTCGCGGGCGTCTGCATGAATAGCGCCTTGGGCATAACGCGCTTCTCGCCGTCTTGCATGTCAATGTAGACCAGCCCCTGCGACTCCGACCAGCAACCGTAGGTCGCCCGGTGCTGCCAGTCCACTTCGAACATCATGTGCCGATCCCAGCACGACCCGCGACGCTCGTAGGTCAGCACGGTGCGCAGGCCGACGCCGTTCGTGTAGGTCAGATTGTTCGGGTTAGCGAAAGCCGGCGCGGCCAGCAGCAGTAAAAGTAGGTATCTCATTTCAATGCCTCCAATGCGATGTCTGAGATGGCTCGTTTGTCGTGCAGGGCGGCCCAGATTTTCTCGTCGACCGTTCTCTGTGCCATAAGGATATACACCCATACCTCTCGCAGTTGCCCGGAACGATGCAGACGTCCGACGGTCTGCTCGTACAGCTCCAAGGACCACGGTAGGGATATAAAAGCAATGCAGCTTCCTCCGTACTGTAGGTTGAGTCCGTGTCCCGCGCTTTTCGGGTGAATGGCCATAAGCTCGACCAGCCCCTTATTCCAACGCTCCACCGCATCCACGTCATCCAATGTCTGAACCTGCGGATAGCGCCGCTTAATCTCTGCAAGCTCCTCTTCAAACTGGTAAACCAGGATCGTATTGGCATGTTGGTTTTCCTCCAAAAGGTCATGCAACAAATCGAACTTGTGACTGCTGAACCACACCGCTTTCTTGGTGACGGTGAACTTGCCGGGCATGGCGCTGGCGAGTTTCGTCGTGTCGTAAACAAAACCCGACGCCATCTGCTGGAGCTTGTTAGTCACCACGGCCGCGTTAGCCGCTACCGCCTGGGCGTCAGGGAAGTCCACCACGAAGTCGCGCTTCATCGTTTCATACGGCTGACGATCGTCGATCTCACAACGCAGCTCGACGACGTGGCAGGGCGGCAGCTTGTCCTTGTAGTCGCCCGGCTCCAGTAGAAACGTCGCCGGCTTAATGCGTCGCATGACCTGCTCCAGCGAGCCCTTGCGCGGTGCCCAGTCACCGAAGTCGCGATTGGTGCAGACGAAGTACTGCTGCATGAACGCACCCTTCGCGCGGCCGAGTAGTTTCTCATCGACGATCTTGCACTGACCGAAGACGTCCTCCAGACCATTACTGGTGAACGACCCGGTCAAGCCCCAGCGCACTGGGAATTGTTCGATCACACGCTGCAACGCCTTGAAGCGTTTGCCTGATGGGTTCTTGAGCTTGGTCAGCTCGTCGAACACGACCGCGTCAAAGCCGGTCAAGTTTTGCCCGACCAACCATTGCAGGTTGTCGTAATTGATCACGACGACGTCATAGCTGGCGTCAGACAATATCTTCTGGCGTTCGGCAGACGTGCCAATGGCCACACCAAGTTTTAACGTCGACCACTTCGGTGCTTCGACCGGCCAGACGCTGGTGCAGACGCGCTTGGGTGCGAGTACAAGAAAACGCTGCGCGATCTTGTCGGCAATGATGTCGCCCATTGCGGTCAACGTGATCGCGGTCTTGCCGGCGCCCACAGGCGCCAACACCAACGCACGATCGTTCTCGTACAAGAAGTCGGCGGCCTCTTCCTGGTATGGCCGTAGTTTCACGGCGCGCCCCTTTCGCGGATAGCTTCTGCGCAAATCAATTCCACTCTTTCACCGTAATAATCTTCTGCGCTGTTTATCCCCTCGCACACCTTCGCGCATTCCTCACGCTCTGCTGCTGCGACTAGGTTGGCGAAGCGTAAAAAGTCTTCTTCCTGCATCCGTATGCTCATCACCGGCTTGGAATAGATGCCGTTCCACCCCGCCTCCCGCGCCATGCGGATAATGTCATCTCTGTTCATGCGCACAGCTCCTTGATCGTTTTGATCGGCCAACCGGTCGCGTCGTGAATGCGCAGGATGACATGCGCGCGGATGGGACGGTAACGCATACGGTAGCGGCTAAGATTCGCTGGCGGCATCTTCAATGCGCGCGCTAATGCGGCGTCGTTCTTCAAGTTGTAAATCTCTATGATTCTGTCGAACAACGGGTGAGGTAGGCGAGGCGCCATTCATCAATCTCCTGTTTATTAATTAGTAACGCGTAGCGTTGTTGTAGTTTGATTACTTCGTCGCGAAACAATGCTTGCAAAGGTGCTAACCGTCCGCCCTTGGGCCGCTTCAATTCAATGAACCACGTCTCGCCATTCGGCAGACACGCGATTCGATCAGCAACCCCGCGCTGGTTGGGCGACTTGAATTTCCATGCGCGGCCGCCCAAGGTTTCTACCACCCACACCAAATAATTTTCGACTTCAGATTCGCGCATGTCCGAAATATAAGGGCTAAAAAAGTATTTGACAAGGATTATTTGCGGGCGTACAGTCGAGGCTCAAACACTAAACGGAGGTACAGTTCAATGAAAGCGTTTCCAAACGTATTTATGGATTACATACCGGCAGCGGAACATCGTGGCATGGACTTGCGCGATTACTTTGCGGCCAAGGCTATGCAAGGATTGTTAGCGTCCAGCGTCCGCGCGCCTTTAGATGAGTTTGTCAAAAGAGCTTATGAGGTGGCAGATGCCATGATGGAGGCACGCAAATGAACCACTCCAACATCGTCGGCGGCAGCACCGCCAAGCGCGTCATCAACTGCCCGGCGTCGGTCAAGCTGGTGCAGCAGATGCCGCCGCGTCCATCTTCTGAACACGCCGACCGTGGTACGCTCCTGCACAATGTGATTGCTGAATTACTGGAGTTCGACAAGCCGCCCGCGCAGTGTTTGGGCGCCAAGTACAACGATCAGGTTCTCACGCAGGAGTTGCTCGATGAGAAAATTATTCCCGCTCTCGCGGCCCTCGATGTCATTGATCCGGGCAAGCGAATGGAGTACATGGTGGAGACGCGTGTGGGCTTTGGTGATTTTCTCCCTGGTGTCTTTGGCAGCACTGACTTACTTGGGCGTCAGGACTCACGCGCCGTCGTTCTTGATTGGAAATTTGGCGATGGTGTACTTGTGGATGCTGTGGAAAACGATCAGCTCATGTTTTACGCTGCCGCCGCCATGCGCACCGAAGCGTCGAAGTGGGTTTTTGAGGACGCCGATGAGATTGAACTCATCATCGTACAACCGCCAGAAATCCGGCGCTGGACTACTACTAAGGCACGGATTCTTTCTTTTGAACAAGAACTCGCAAAAGCGGTAAAGCGTGCGCAGCAAGACGGCGCGCCGATGCAGACGGGCGAGCATTGCCGTTGGTGCGCAGCGAAACCGATCTGCCCACAGATGAATGGCGCAGTTGACCGCGCAGTGCATCAGCAGATCGTCAATCTCGATAAAGAACAGCTCGCAGCCTACCTCGAGAAGGCCGATGTGTTGGAAGATTGGATTAAAGACTTACGGGCGCTGGCGTTTCAAGTGTTAGAATCAGGCGCAGAAGTGCCAGGTTACAAGTTGGTTCCAAAGCGCGGCACGCGGCAGTGGGCGTCTGAAGCTGCGATTGAAGCGTGGGCCGATGTGAATGGCATTACCGATGCGTATGAGACAAAAATAAAGTCGCCCGCGCAGATGGAAAAAGTGCTGAAGAAGCACGGCAAAGAATTACCCAGCGATCTCGTCATCACGGTATCGTCAGGTAGTACGTTGGCACCGGCGTCAGACCCGAGGCCAGCGGTATTACAAATCGGGA